ATAGTTAGCGTCACTGTGAACAAAACTATCAACGCCTCCTGCCAAAACACGATTAATGTCTGAGCTTAATAGAGTTAGAGTTGTCACAGAAGATGCTAGAAGAGCAGAACTTGAAACACCCCATGTAGAACTATTAGCAGAAGTGATCTGTAGATCAGTTGTGTTTCCTAGGTTCAATGATTCGTCTACTACAAAATTGTACGAAGTTATTGTTCCACCTCCTACACTTTCAATGTTTCTTAGTGTGACTGCAGCATTGAATATGCTTCCACTTGTAGTGTAAGATACTACTACCTTTCTAGTTTGCTTATCAGACCAAGAATCATATGAAGTCTTGTATGCAGCTATAGATAAAAGAACGCCTCCGGCTACAGTTCCAGTTAGATTGATTCTGTCGGTGACTGAAGTCAGTGAAGAAGGAGTGATAACCGATCCAACTGTTAGTGATCTATTCAGTGTGTATACACCAACTCCACCGGATCCGCTTACAATCGCAGTTACGTAAGTTCCAGCAGTAACTCCAGTTCCAGTTATCTTCGAACCAACTGCAATCGTGTTTCCACCCGACGTGACGCTGCTTACAACCAAGCTATTTCCTTGTATGTAACCAGTGAAAGCTGTTGTATCACGACTTGCGGTTGCTGCTTGATTTGTAGAAATGATACTCGTGTTCAAGACATTCTGCAGATTACTTGTTGGGTGTGACATCCACCATACGTACCTTGAGGTAGAGTTCACGACTCCCTTGTAGTAGTTGTTGGATCCATCACTCTTCTTAGCGTCAGACAGTTTTGATAGGAATGAATATGTTTCGAGAACGCTGTTTGGCACTCCGCTAAAGCTTCCCTGAGAGTTGTCAAAGACAATAACGTGAACTTCGTCGTTACTAATTCCCTTTGAAGCCGCATATTGTGATGTTCCCGGTGCACCTTGGAAGTATGACTGATATAGAGAACCCGACCATGATCCGGAGTCTATCATAATGACTCTGACGCCATTGCCTCTAGTTCCAGCAAACTTCGCCGCCCATTCTCCAACTCCGTTAGCGGACTTAGAAGAGAATGAATTTAGATATTCAGTGACGTTCTTTACCTTTACGCCTGAAGTAGTAAGCTTAGACACTACAACGGAAGTAAGAGTACCTCCAGCGCCACCCGTAAATGTCACAGTTGGAACAGCCGTATATCCACTTCCAGGATTAGTTATGGTTAGAACCAGTGCGTTATTAACTATGCTAAATACACCTTCGGTTCTGACGCCTCCCGCAGTTTGCGGTTCAGAAAACGTTAGTACTGGAACTGCAGTAAATAGACCAGTTTGAGTAACTACACAGTCTGCTCCACTCACGGAACCTGATGGAATCGCAACCGCATTTCTCGCTGCAGCTGCATCGATTCTAGCAACAATCATATTGTTAGAGTAAGACAAAAAGTTTGCTGCAGTAAAGAATGAAGCAAAGTTACTATCGGTCGGAGCTCCGAATCTATCTACTAGTTCATTTTCCGATGAAATTCTTATTGGATCTTCGATAGGACCCCAAGAGAAAGATCCAGCAAACGCACCAACAGAAGTTGAAACTGCGGGCACTATTGACGTAAAATCTTTCTCGATGACTGAAACGCCAGGACTTAATTGAAAAGGCATATACAACTCCTTGATATTGAAGACAACCGCTGTTGTCTAGTTATTTATTATTTGACTAATTTAGCCAGTTAGACGACTCTTCTTCGCCTCTTCCATCATTGTAAAATCCAAACGGCGTCATTTCATCCTCTATCATTTTTATTCTATTCTCATAAATCACTTGTCGTATATTTATATTGTTCAGATCTTTGAAGTACGGGTTTGTCGACAACCAGCCAAATAAGACTAATGTCATGACTAGATCATCATTGTAACCATCGTCTGCTCTGTAAGTGTTCTTCGTTTCTATGAAAGTTGATATTTCCGAGATTATGTCTGCATCGGGTATAAGAAGCTTGTTTTCTTCTACCAGCGCCTTGAATGTAGTGCAACCTATTCTCTTGATCTTCTTATCAGTGATTACACCCAGTTGAGTCTTACCTCCTCCAAATCCGGCGGAAACTACTTGTCCATTAGAGTTTCTATTCACAAAGAGTATGTTTTCATACTCGTATTCTTCATGAAGTATTATTGCCACTTGCTCAGAGGAGTTTATCTCGACTAGGACGTACGCATCATTGTACTCCCTGGCTATCTTATGAATAACCGAAGGATAGAGCATTGGACTAATCTTGTTGTTCCTATATTTACCAACTACTTTATATGGAGCTCCCGTGATATCTATTATCGTGAACGCCGAATAGTCGCCTCCTACTCCCTTAGCGGTGTCGGCCACTATAACGTATGAATGACCAACACTCTTTGTCACTCCATCTATCTTTAGTTCTCGCACCGGTTTTTCGTATATATCAAGACCATCTTTACTGAGTATGATAGGAGAAGAAGACATTCTCGCTATAGCGTCCGCATCTATCAGCGTTAAACTCGAGCCCAAGAAGTTACAATTATGATTTATTATTTCCTCAGAGTAGTATTGATTTCCATTACTAACTTCAATTGGGTCATAGACAAATTCATCATGGTTTAGACATATGGATACGACACTTTTACCGTAAACAATATTGCGTGGCTTTAGAGAACCAACCGTGATAAAATTGCCGTTTACTTTTATTTCATGATCTGCTGTGCATGCAAAAATTGATTCGTCGTTAAACTTTACAACGACAGTTTTTTTGACGCTTCTTTTTATTCCAAGAAAATTCTGCCACCCAGTTGGAGTCAGTATTTCAAATGAATCATTTATTACTAGTATTCCACTCATTTATAATGTTCCTTATTGCTTGAGGAGTCACTTCAAAGGTAGAAGAAAACTTTAGAGCGTAAGCCTGATCGTAAGTCATAATTTTACCATTTTTACACTTATATCCATGATATGATGTTAAATACACAACATATTTCATTTGAAAAGCTTTTGTCTAGATTCTAGAATTTCATACACTAAAGAAATTGGCAATTCCATCTCTTCTAAAGTATATCTGTCTCTTATTTTTATTTTCATGTCTCCACGCAAGCACAGCACTTCTTGGTTGAACTTAAGGTCTCCTAGAATTTTACGTTGTTCTTCAGCCCATTTTTCATCTCTTCCCGGAATTTCCCAGTATGGGATAAACAAATTGACGAATCCATTTCTTCCGTTCTGAGCATCATTCCAGAATTTCCAGAAGTGATTGTATCCAAGTGGGGTGGAACTTAGTAGAATCTTGGTAGTTTCACCTGCAGAGATTGTTGGATAAACCGAGGTAAAGAACTGTTCAGCGATGGTGTTAGGTATGATAGCAGTTTCGTCGACGTATAGTAAGTTGACGGATTTACCACGAATACCGCTTGCAGAAGTGGCCGCGGTGAAAACAATGGATCCATTTTCAAGTTCTATGTCACCTTTATTCCACGTTGTAACGCCCTGCTGCAACCATTTTGGAAGGTGCTCATACATCAATTGGTAGCGATGAAGAACTTCTCGTGCTGCCGCAGCCTTGTTCGCTAGTATAGCCACCGTTTTACTTGATTGAAACAGTGTGTACCAAAGGATGTACGCTGCAGATGTGGTTGTATTATGCGAGAGTATATCGTTGGTGAAGTAAGTGTGGTTTTCAGAGTCAACTGAAAGATCATACATGTGTTCATAATAACCAAGAGACTGCACCGACACTACTTTAGAAGAACCGATCTTAGTGATGAGTTCTATTCCAACAGAGTCCTTCGCAAATACTTCTTCGCCACTCAAAGTGATAAGTGTGTGGTCATCGGCGCATTCTAAAAATAGTCCATTTTCGAGTTCTATTCTATAGACTTCATACTCTATAGTTTTATTCGATGAAACTATGTCGGCGTAGCCATCATCTGTTTCAACTTGCCATTCTGAAACATCAAACGTTTCTGTGAATTTTCTTGATATGTTATCGCTTAAATTTTTCATCGAATTGCTTTAAAGTGTGCGAAAAATCAGCCTTATATTTTTCAAAATCTTCTCTTAATTGTTTGATGTTGTCTAATTTTAGTATTTCAGTCCAACCAAACCCGATCACTTCATTACTTTTGCT